GAGGTCCGGCATGAAGAACGAATACCGCTTTGGATACGACGAGATGCTTATCCAGATCCAGGCATGCGTTCCTGACTCACAAAAGGGGGACGGATTGCCTATGACGATGGCCAGAGCGCAATGGATAAGCCAAGTCTTTGTGCTGTGTACCCTTGGTAACTCACTGGCACGTGACAAAGGCTGGAGGCTATGGGGCATGGATGCCATTGAGTATGCGCTCATGCGTTGCTACTCCTGGCCACTGGAAACCATTCGGGAGATGCCAATTCGGGATAGGTGGCTAGCACTGCATGAAGAGCTGGCGGATTTGCAATGGGATGAAGAGGCTCAGCAGGTATGGCTAGCGAAGATCGAACCAGTGCTGCCAGGCGCACCGGGGACGGACTACGACGTCTGGCGTTCGGATGCGCCAGGATTTCAATTACCCCAAGCTCCTGGCTATCTAGTGGTCCGGTAACGAATGCTTCGGGTCTCGAGCGCTTATCGGGCCAAATCTGTTCGGGGTCGATCCTGACCACCGTGGAAAAGCGATAGCCGTGCTCCTGCCAGTGCAAGACTGCCCCGCACCGGTGACTAATCAATCCCTCCTGCTCGAGCCGCTGAGCTACCCAGCTTGGGCGTAGCCCTCCGTATGGAATGTCTTCACGGCTGTTAAGAACGTACTCGATGACACCGTGGATGAGGGCAGCACTGGGAACAAGTAGGCAGGCATCCAATAGCCAGGCATTGGCGGCGGACCCGTCATACACCCGTCCGCGGTGGCAAAAGTTCTGCAAGGCTTGTATCCATTCGGCGCTCGCTATCGAGGGGGGATTGTTAGCGGGCTGCTGGTCACGCATGACTAGACTCCTTGCCGGCTCCCGCCGGCGAGAGATCGGAAGTTCAATGAAGGGGCTCACGCAAGAGCTCCCTGCCAAGTTGGTGCAAGGTCGGCGAAGCGGGTCTGGTTGGCGATGAAGGCGGTGTGAACGGTGCCGATAGGGCCGTTGCGGTACTTGCCGATGATGATTTCGGCGATGCCCTTGGCCTCGGTGTTGGGGTGGTAGACCTCGTCGCGGTACACGAACATGATCACGTCCGCGTCCTGCTCGATTGCGCCGCTCTCGCGCAGGTCCGCGCTGTTCGGCCGCTTGTTCGGCCGGTTTTCCAAGCCGCGATTGAGCTGGGACAGGGCCACGACGGGGCAATCCATTTCCTTGGCCAGTGCTTTCAGCGAGCGGGAGATTTCCGAGATCTCGGTGGCTCGGTTTTCCAGGCCTGGGCAGCGCATCAGCTGCAGGTAGTCGACCAGGATCAGTACGGGGTGACCGTACTTCCTGGCTGCGCGGCGAACCTTGGCGCGCAGCTCTGTCGGCGTCAGGTTGCTCTGGTCGTTGATAACCAGCCGGCTGCCATAGTCGTTTATGCGCTGGATCGCGAGAGACAGCCTGGGCCAATCCTCCTCCTGCAGTTGGCCCTTCATCAGCTTGCCCAGGTCCAGGTGGCCGAACAGGGCGGTAAGCCTGAACAGCAACTGCTCTGCCGGCATTTCCATGCTGTAAACCTGAACAGACTTCTGTTGGTCGCTCTGCAGCGCCGCGTCGATCAGGTTGAGGGCAAACGACGTCTTGCCCATCGAGGGGCGGGCACCGACGATGATGAGATCCGATTTCTGTAGTCCGCCGGTGAGTTCGTCGAGATCCTTCAGGCCTGTCGGGACCCCCGTTACCGTCACGTTGTTGTTGAAGCGGTAATCGATGGTGTCGACGATCTTCGTGAGGCTCTTGTTGATATCGACGAAATCGGCGTTGTGGTGGTCCTGGCCGAGGGCGAACAGCTTCTGCTCAATCTCCTCCTGAACCTCAGAGGGATTTGCCTGGTGGTTCGAGGCGGTCCTGGTGCAGTGGTGCCCGAGAGACATCAACTGCCGCAGGTGCGCCCGATCGCGAACGATCTGCGCGTAAGCCTCGATATTGGCCACGGAGGGCGTGTTGTCGGCGAGCTGGCCGAGGTAGGCCAGCCCGCCAGCTTCTGGAAGGTCTTCGATCGCTTCCGACACAGTCACGACATCAAACGGAGCATCTTTTGCGGCCAACTCGCTGATGGCGGTGAAGATCAGCCGATGCTCATGCCGGAAGAAGTCCTCCTTCTGCAACTGATCGCCGACAATGTCCCATGCCGCGTTGTCCAGCATCAGGCCGCCGAGTACCCCTTGCTCCGCCTCGACGGAGTGCGGCGGCGTAAGTTCCAGAACACTCACTTCGAGTCCTCCCGGCCGATCTGCAGAAACGTGCTTCCGCTGCCGTCCGGGGAGCCGATGATCTCCAGCGCTTTCACTTCCACCTTGGCGGACTCGATGATCACCGAACCCACATGAGCCACCGCTTTCGCGCGTTCGATATCCAGGGGCTTGTCTTCGTCAAGCAGCCCTTCGATGGTGGCAAAGAGGTGATTTCGCAGATCCTCAATCTTGTTCTTCATGCTCGACCTCCTGAATGGTGCGCTTGAGCTTGCTGATGACGCGGATTGCGCTCTTCAGCTCAGGTGGATAGCGATGGATGGAGTTGCGGCGCATGCGTTCGGCCCGGGTGATGAGCTCCAGGTTGTCGATGACGACGTTCTGCTTGTTGTTGTCCTTGAAGCAGACGCAATGGCCGGTTGGGATGGGGCCGAAGTGTTCTTCCCAGAGCAGGATGTGGATGCCCTTCCAGTCCCGGGGGGGATAGCCGGTATCCGAGATCTTTCGTTGCAGGTAGCCATCAGCGCTGATCCGCGTGCTGCCGACTGGGAGCCATGTGTGGGGCTTTTGCCCCTTCTTGAACCGAGTTGCGCTGCCCCAGTCCTGCCGGATCTTCTTGGAGAACTCGGGGCTTTTTTTCAGCCCGAGCCGATACGCTTTGGAGCAGATCTGCTGGAGCGTTTTGTTCAACCTGGCTGCCAGGACCTCGTTCGGCATATCCGGATACAGGCGCAGCAGCACCAGTTCCTGTTCGGCGGTCCAGGTTTCGCGGATGCAGCGCTCCTCTCGGTTGCTGAATTTGCGGCGGGCGCGCACCAGGGCCTCGTAGGCGAGGGTCGAGAGAGCAGAGCGAGTCATCGGGAACCTCCCTGCTCGAGCGCGCCATGAACTCGCCGGCTGACGCCGCGGTGCAGGCGAGTGTTTTTGCCGTGCTCCCAGCCTGCTTGCAGCGAGGCCTGGTCATAGGCAAGGACCTTCGTAAGCGCTGCTGGCTCCAGGTACTTCAACGCCGGATGGTGTAGTTCGAGGTAGGCCTTGATGGCTGCTTGAGTCGACTCGTCAGGCCTGCCGGCAAAGTCACCTACCAGCGAACGCACTGCGAGAAGCCAGCCTTCGACGAAGAGCTTGCTGCGACGGCGCTTGGTCGACAGCTTGCAGCGCTTCTGTTGGGCGACATGAGCCGAGCGCGCCGCCACCAGTTGGTGGTGGAGCGAGGAGTAGGCATGAGCGGCGAGTTCAGGGCCGATCCCACGACCCATGAACTTGAACGTCCAGCCCGCTGGCATCGCGTAAGAAGCCAGGTAGTCGCAGCCGAAGGAACTGGCGCAGATCCCGGCCAGGTCATGCAGCCACGGTGCTGGAGAGCGCCTGGTACGTGTGGGTACGCACGCGGTTTCCACCGTGTGGGCCGAGATCTCCGCTTCGCTGAGGTCGAACTGGCGCTTCAGGATCGCGGCTTGGCGCAATGCGGTTTCCGCCTCGTTCGGCGTGGCCCCCTTGGCATTCGCCAGGGCCATCAGCTTCTCGACCTTGGCGAGGACTTTTTGCTTGTCCATTACGCGCCCCCCTTGCAGCAGGTTGAGCCCTGCTCGGTGGCGGAGTGGCTTTTTGCACTTGGGCGCCTGTTCCAGTCGACCTGTGCTGAATACCTCGCTGTTACCGGGTCTGGCTCGCAGTAGGACGGCCCCACGTGGACCTCGCAATCCAGACACTCAACGGCACAGTTCCAGGCACCAGAGTCAAACTGCTCGGGTTCCAGCATACGAATGTTCGTGCTGCCGCAGAGCGGGCAGGGCTTGAGCAATGGCGTGCGCGACAGATAATCGCGGCGAACGATGCCGCGTTCATCCCTGGCCTCAATTCGATAGGCTACCGGCTCCTGCTTCTCCTGCTTCTCCTGCTTCTCCAGTTCCGCCAGCTTGGACTCAAGCGAGGCGACC